TCCAAAATTAAAAAAATAAATCCCCATTACAAACCTATCGGACGGTTTGGTTTACGCAATTCGTGTAAAGCCTTGAACGCTTCATCCCTTGCTGCACCGACAGGGTTCTTCATAAACTTGCTCAAATCCCACTTGCTCATGGTGTTGGGCTGGTAGCTAGACGCTGTTGGTTCAGCGGTTTGCTTCATCCAGTTCCAATACTCAGCAGCAGTTTCATGGTCAGCAATCTTTTTATCAAGCATGACCTTTTCCACTTGTGAGATGTCATCTTCAGACTGAACTAAGCCTTTCTTCACAAGGGAATTTCTGCGTTTTTCTAAGGTTTCCATCGCCTCTTTTTCACGCAGCTTTGCTCTGATAGCCTCGTTCTCTTGGCGCATTTGGTCTAAGGCGCTAGTAGTACGGTCTTCAATCTCAAGCTCTGGAATAGGAAGGTCTGGATTGACTGATTTAGTCAAACGTAAAAATTCCTTACGAGTCTTGGGGTTGTCGGCTAATTTCTTAGCTAACGCTGCCAATTCATCTCGGGCTTCTAAACTCAAATCTTCTAATGACATAATTAATCCCCTTTAAAAATTAAATAACTTTCTTACCATCACCCGGAGGCACGATGGCATATTGATTCTTCTTGCCAATCTTGCTTGAGGTGTCTAATCCACCAAACTGGCTATAGCGTGGTGTATTAGTAATTTGACCGTTTTGCTGCGAGTTATCCGTTGGACGGCGTGGTGCTGCAGCTCCACGAGGTTTAAACAAATCCATGATTACTCCTTACATTGGAATTGGTGGTTGTTGTGTTCCCGGAATCGGGGCTAATGCTGCGACTCGCTGTTCGGGTGTTGCTCCGCCAGCTTGAGGCAAGGATTGAATCATCTGCATAATTTCGGCTGGAATCAACTCACGGGTCTTTGCTTCACGCTTACCAAAGGCTTTGGACAGGCTACCAATCACTTTGGTTAGCTCCATGCCTTCTTTTGATTCACTACCGATTGCCGGCAAAGACTGTTGTAACAAGTCTAATGCCATCTGAATATTAATCATGGCTCCTTCTTTAGAGCCTAACTTGGGTTCTGGGGTGGACATCGGAGAAGCCATCGGAGGAGTTTCTTCGGCATCCATACCGCCTTCTTCCTCGTCATCGTTTTCTTCTTCGGCTTTAATCTCAATTTCACTAATCTTGCGTGGACCTTTTTGCCCCGCTGCCATTAGTTCCATCAATTTTTCTTCCATCGCCATAAATATACCTTTGTAAGTACTTACTTCGCTTTATAACAAAAAAAATAATTTTGCACAAATTAGTTGGTGGAATCGACTCTCCACCGGGAGCACCTCACGTGAATTATCTACGGGTTTTGCGACCACGCATCATTTTGCGACCATACATCATGCTTATCTCCTTGTAGTAGAACGATAACTGCGGGGTTGAGGGACATTAGACTGACGTGAAATTGTACGTGTCATGCCTAATGAGGACGGTCTCTCTGTAGTTTCTATAGCACGAGCGCTCAAACGGGGCTGGTCTTGAGGACCTACTGTTTGGGATATTCCACTTACTGGTACGTCAGCAGCCATATCATTCCTCCGTTGGCATTTCAGGTGCGGGTGGTGCGCTAGGAGCGCCTTGTGGCGGTTGCATCGCTGCCATCTCAGCTTCTTTTTGCTCACGAATCCGCAACTTCTCTATGAGTAATTGTTTCATTGGTGGCTCTAGCAAGTCAAGCAAAGATTCTCTGTCAATCGCTTGGGCTTGAAATAAATTAAATGCTAATGTCCGTAAATCCTCAGTAAAGATGGGGCTATTACTGTGAGCGTCCACTTTTACTACGTAATCACCCGTAAATTGGTTAGCAATAAACGGGATTGCACGGTCATCCACGTATCTAGTGTTGTCATAGACTTGCATGAGCTTGAGATACAAGGTTGCTACCTTTTCCAAAGCGTCTTCAACAATTAATGCTCGCTTTTTGCCTCTGCGAACATAGCATCAATTTCAGCAATCTCCCGAAATGAATCGTTAGGTATGGACGGGGCAAGCTGTTCGATTTTGGCATTTGGACTATCGGTTGCGAGAAGTCCAGCTGCTCGATTGAGGGCAAAGTTCTTTTCATCGAGAATCCCTGTAAATCCAATCAATGCGGTTGGTGGGGCGACTTGCTTAGATAGCAAATCAAGTATCTCCGTCATGCGTTTATTACGCATTTGCTGTAAGAAAATTAGCATTTGTACTTCTGACTGACCCCAAAAGTAGTCATATTGTGGGTTTGGAGCTATCTGAATAAACGGTAACTCGCCTTTTAAGAACAAAGACTGACCCGGACGGTCATAAATGACTACATCTGGGTCAGCAATCGTGACGCACTGGTAGTCTTCGGTATCGTCATTCCATACCCAAAGCTCTTTCATCTCTATGGTGTCTTCGGCTACGGTAGGTTTGTACTTGTTCATGCCTCCCAAATCCATATTGACGTTACCGTAAATGGTTGGTGTGACGGAACTTGTAATAATTCGGTCCATTGCTTCAGGAATCTCGCTGCGTTCATGCTGCACTGCGTTTACTCGAGCAACAATTTCCTCTCGCTTGGGGTGCTTGTAAAGCCGGTTATACAGTTCCGACTTGGTAATGTAGTATGTTTGCAGTATGGCTTCTTGGCGGTCTAAGCCAGTCACGTCTTCCCGCAGTACGCCCATAGCACCCGGCTCAACCATGTATGGCTGAATACCGTTTTTATAAATTAGTTTAATGAACGTGGAGTTGTAGCAAAGCGCCCAGTTCAACGCCATCGAAAAGACAGCATCGGCATTGGAGTTCATCCACTCGTTGTTCAGAGCCTTGGTTAGCACGGGTATCTTGTGATGCTCGTCTGGATTGACTGCAGCGCCTAAGTTAATGGAAAAACGGGTAGTTTCTGCGGAATAAATAAAGCTAGAAAGCTGGTCAATATGTGGGTAAATCTTGTTGTATAAGGCTGGTGGTTCTTCTGGCTCGGCTCCAAACAAGTAGAACGAGCGTTGCACCATGTAGTCAGAACGCCGTTGCTCCCGGGTAACGTTACATTTGAAGGCTAAATTGATGTAGAACAGTTCACGTTCAATGTCATTACTTGGGATTTTCACGTAGCATCCTTTAGGCTTAGATTCTGATGGTCAGCAATATACGAGGCAGTTTTAGGACCTTTTAAGGTAGCAGCAGACTTGACAGCCTGTAAGCCATTGACCATTTCGCCATTAATTGACTTGGTATTGAACTGGCTAATTTGGTTAGGCGCACCCCAACGAACTGCAAAAGGATTGTCGGGTTGCTTTGGTGCAAACCGTGGTGGCTGCGCTTCGCCTTCTTTAACGGATTTAATGTCGCTCATACCAAAGTCCATCGCTAATTGTTGTACAGTGCGGTCATTGTGTTTGGTCCTATCCGATTTTAGACCGACTGGCTGCAAAAATACTACTTGTACTGTATCGCACCCGTGCGGACAAATCGGTTTCGTGGACTCAAAAAATCCATGAACATCGCATTTGTAGTCATTCTTTACCGCCATATTATTCCCCTTTCATCATTTCAGCAATTCATCAAGATGCGGGTCAGAGTAATCACCACGGGCTTTTAGTCCGACCTTCAATTTAATTTCTTTACCGTCCACGGTTAACTGAAAACTGCGTCTTGCTTTAGGCTCTGGCTTTTCTCGGTACGTCACCCGCTTTTTGCCGTTGTACCGATTACGCATAATGGCGACTTCACCGTTCATGTAATGGTTTAGAGCCTTATCAACACGGATTTGTAGGCGCTCTGAGAATGGCTCGGTTTCGTAAATAAAGACTTTTTTAAGTGTGCTATCACTAACCCCGCAAAGGTCTGCGAATAAGGCTATGCTAATACCACGGTCATGGTCAGCAAAAAAGCGCTTCATTTGGCGCATAAGCTCGGCTTTCGTCCTTACTTTTTGCATATCTCGTAACCGTAGTGTTCAAAGAGTTGATAGATACGGTCTTCCCACGGGATTTGCTGCATCAGTTCTTCAGGCATCTCCCAGTCCATTTTTAACTCCCCGGTGAGTCTGCGAAAACGACTGTGATGCCCGAATACTTTGCTTAAATCAATGTCCTTATGCAATATGGGGGACAAGTGTTCAAAAGAAAAGAGCATTGACTCCTCTTTTGGCGCATATTTCATGCCGACTTTCTCAAAAGCGGGGCGCATCCAACAACAAATCTGCACGTCCTCGTTATTGAGCATGGCGTTTTCTTTGATGTGCTTCACAATGCCGTACTTGGTTGGGGCTTCTAGGAAACGTTTGCTTCTTAGTGAAAACCCTCCGTTTTGAACCACGTACTGGTCTTCTAGCCCAACCCACGAATAAAACATTCGATAGTTGTTATCAACAGGCGACCATGCTGCATGGGTATAACCACCAATGTAGTCATACTCAAACCACTTATCGTTCCAATTATTGGCGTTCAGAATCCACCCATCCGACTGGCAAATCAAAACGTAGTCAGTTTCAACGTGCTGAAATAGGCAATACACCAAATAATCTTGAAATCCTAGATAATCAAATCCTTGGGCGAGGTGCACTTGTCTAATGTTAGTATCTACTAACTTATCAGTCACAATCAAACCCTGTGCACCCGGCAAGGCTTTTAGGTTGTGCATTAGGCTTGGAATCTCACGCTCAATTCCGCCATTGCCGTGAATGGCTACTACTGTGATGTCTTTAAAACTAGGCATTGCCGTACATCCCGATACGTTTTAAGTAATTGGCTACATTTTTTCCAACGGCAATTTGGTCAGGCTCTAAGTTATCCAACGGCTTATTGGTCATGCGAGTAATGCGTTGGTTAATGAGTCGTGGCTGTACTTGCTCGGCATACGCAGCAGTCGCTAAAGCGCTAGCAATCACACGGTCATCTTTGTTACGTCCCATTGCAGCAATGACTCCACCTTCACGGACTACGGCTTTCATTTCTTCTAGGCAGTCCATTGAGAATATCTGCATCATGCCTCGCTCAAAGTAATCCTTCATGTAGGAAAGCATCCGCTCTTTTGAGCTTGCAGTTGTCACCCATCCTAAAGAGTTTGACCAGCCACCAAATGAGTCGTTTCTTCTCCAGATGTAATTTTGCATATGGGCTAATACGGCGTACAAGTCTTTTCCACGCTGGTCGCCCATCGCAGTCGCATAACGCTTTAAGTTTTTAATCTCGTTAATGACGGCTTGCCCGGGACCATTGACTTCCAAGTTAAGGGTTGAGTTTTTGTACGCTCCGGCTAGGTAGCAGATGACCCACGCAAACTGGTAGGTGTTTAATTCAGACGTAGCAAATTCCGCAACTTGGTCCAAACCGTCAGCATAGCAACGGTACACTTGTATGCAATGACGGTCAGCCCAATCGCTAGAGCCATAAGCGGGGTCAGCACCAATAACGTAATAAGCTGTGTCCACCGGCTCCTCCCAAATGGACAACGTTGCCATGCGTTCCGTGCTCTTGAGTAATACCGTGTCTTCAAAGTTTGCTCCCATGGAAAAACGATAAAAGTCGGGTTGTCTGCCTTTGGCTACCTTGGCTGCTTCCGTACAACGGTTGGTGGAGAAGAAGCTCGTGCCCGTCATCACAAAGGCGTAGTCTTCAGTCGGTGGAAACTCGTGGTACATGAGCCCGTCGTCCTTAATGCCTTCGTGCAGCTTCCAACGCCACCACGCCATTTGGCGGGAATTAATCTCAAAGTTGTAGAGCTTCTTAATCTCTTTAGTCCATTCTTTTTCTTCAGGACTTAGCTTGCCATCCCAATAGACTTTGTAGATGTCGGAGTCGGGGTCGGCTTGGTAAAACTGGTTACGCCACCAGCCACAAAAGATAGCCCGTTGGGTCTTGGCTTTCTTTGCAGTGACGTACATATCGTGGAACATATTGAAGCCACGGGCGGTACTCTCAAAGAGGTACATCCGCATGGGGTTGTTCTCCGCCAAGGAAGCTAGCAAGGAGGCTAGTCCTTCTTCATCTCCCCAAGAACTTGTTTCAGTTCCGTGCAGATAGGTGATAGCTTTACCTCGACCGAGTGAGCCTTTTGCTCTAAGTCCAGCCACTTGATAAAAGAGTCGGCTTCGGTTTTTGAGGGAAAGCTGATTTCGGTTGTGAGCGAGTAGTGGGATTCTAAATTCTTTTGGTAAGCCCTCCATGTACATGGAGAGAGTTGACCGGAACATATCTCGATTTTCTTCTGTATCTGTAGTAAGAGTTCCTTGCAGCCCCGGGTTGAGGAAGTGCCAATACAAATCAAGCGCAAGCGATATAGTGGTAATACCCAGCTGTCGCCCTTTAAGAATAACGAAGAAGTGGACATCATCGGCTAATCCTTTCGCAATTTCGTCCATTACATAGGTCTGCGTACCTAGTAATGTATCCATTTTCCGTAAGCCTTGCTCTTTGGTTTCGATTTTCAGTTCCGAGCAGAACTTGTAGAACTGCTTTAGGTTGAAGTCCATGGCTTCTTTCTTTCTTTATCAAATTCATCTAGGTTCCATTCTGCGACTTTAAGCCGTGCGGTCTTGTTTCTAGCCAAGCGAATAAGCTCCTCATAGGTAACATCGGAGTATTTACGCTTCCACTCATCAGCTAGCATCCTTTTTTGCTTTGGCGTTCTTGCGGATATGGCTCTTTGCATCTCGGTCTTGAACATGGTCCTTATGCGGTACAGCTTCTTCTGGTCGTCCATCAATCAATTCTTGCAAATACGTCAGTTCTTTTAAACATTCCTCTAAGAGCACTTTACTCTTTTCATTCAAAACCATGGCTTTATTTGCAGACTCAATGAGCTTGTAGGAATAGACTGAAAGCTCATCAAACTTACGGGCTTTCTCCAGCGCCTCTTGCATTTGCAGCGTCACTAGGCTCATTGGCTAGCTTTCTTTAGTATTGCTCTAGCAAAATCAGTAACGCTAGTTTCATAAAGCCAGTCATTAATTCCATGGTATTCGGCTAACTTGTGTATTTCATCGTCGCTTAAATCTTTTAGCGTGCGATTACAGTTACATTGGCTTGGGATTCTATGGCACTTATTACAAAAAACATTTGCGCTCATTCCGTCCTCCAAACCCGTATTCCATCACCCTCTTTTCTTGCAATGTAGGCTCTACCTAACTTCTTACCCCACCTCCAGTTTCGGTTACAGACGTTTTGCAAGGAAGCGCCGGTGACCAAAATGCTATCTCCAATCTCCATGACGTTGTAGGGAATCTCTACAGCAGCCCTTCTTTCTCTTATCGGTACGTTCTTTTCTATATTCATCACTTACTCCTCTATATTTCTAACATTCTATAGACAAAAAAAGACCACCGCAAGAGGTGGTCGTAAAAAGGACGTCAATGAACAAAACAGTTTTCATTGTAAGCCAAAAAACATAATTTTTTTATGGGGGGAGAAGCGTTGGGGGCACGCAAAAAAAGAAGTCAAGTCCCTTTTAATGTCCACGCA